ACAAGAGAACTTGGTATTGAGGATGCAGATTTTACAGTTGTAAAAGAATAGATAATATGAAAGTACGCAAATACTCACCTGACTATTTTGAAGAAAACTATTTATCTATCGCTCAGATATTAGTTAAACTTATTGATACAACATTTCTATTTGGTGAGCTTGGTCGTGGATCAGGTAAGACAACACACATACTTGCACCACGACTCGACAGAATACAATGGGATATGAAGGGTTGTGTTATAATAATGGCAGCTCCAACATATAAGACTATTCTCGATAATATTCTTCCGGGACTGATGGAATACTTCTATGAGAACTATGAGCGTGGTGTTTATTTTGAAATAGGGAAAGAACCTCCAAAACATTTTGGGAGATGTCATACTGGTATTGATAATTGGAAGCAAACTATATCTTTCTGTACTGGTACAGTTGTTCAGTTTGTTTCTGCAGACAGACCCGAATCTGCACTTGGTAAGAATGGTGCACACTTGATTTGTGATGAAATGCTTCGTATTAGAGAGGATAAGTTTACAGAACGTGTATTTCCTGCTTTGCGTTCAGATCGTTCCAAATTTGGATTGTCACATTATTATGGAGGTATTACAGGTACTTCATCAACTCCAAATTTTGAGACTGATGAAGATTGGTGGACAAAATACCAATCGGATATGAGTGATGAGCTAGTAGAGTGTATTGCTGAATTAGCTCTTGAGGTTGATATTCGTATGGCTGACTTAGTAGTTGCAGAAAACAATTTAGATATAAAAAAGCAAGAAAAGCTGAATAAATTTATTGAACGATGGAATGAAAGATTATCTGAACTTCGTTTAAATCAAACTTATTATTTACGTGCTTCTTCTTTTTCTAATGTAAAAATTCTGGGTATTGATTACATCGAAAATATGATTAAAAATATTAAGGATGTAGATCGTTTGAATACTTCAATTTTTGCAGTTAGGAAACATAAGGTGAAAGATCGGTTTTTCGGTAAATTTGGAAAGGAGCATACTTTTGATGACGGTTATACTTATGGAAATATCGATAATATTTCAATTGAAGAAAAATTTAATCATACATGCAAAAATCTGAAATATTGGGATAAGAATTTACCGCTAATCATTGGACTAGATCCGGGACCGTTTTCGAGTCTTGAAGTGGCACAGCATAACAAGAAAAAGAAAGAATTCAGGGTTATAAAGGATATGTGGGTGATTCACCCTGATCAGCATGAAGAAATGGCCGAAAAATTCGATAATTTTTTCAAGCCACAGCGAATGACCGGAAATAAGTCGATTATTTTCCATTACGACCGAGCTGCTAACCAACGCGACCCTCATTACCGTAAGTTTTATAAACCTAGTGGTGATTTGAACGATACAGATGCTCAGATGTTGAAAATTGCACTTACAAAACGAGGTTGGAACGTTACGCTGATGAGTTTAGGTCAACCGACTATCTATTATTCGCAGCATTACCGGCTTTTGAATTTGGTTTTCGGGAAAAACGAAGGAAACCGATCGGATATACTTATTGATGAAAATGAATGTGAAGCAACCATTTCGAGTATCAACCATTCACCTATAAAACGTACTGAAGGTAAAATCGAACTCGATAAAAGCTCAGAAAAATTGTTGGAATACAAAGATCAGGCATATTACTCTACACAAATATCATCAGCACTGATGTACCTGATTTGGGGTGAGTTCAGTTACTTGTTGCCCGACTCCGAACGGAAGCAAACGAAAGCAATGGGAGCGGGGAATTACTCTGCATAGTTTTGATAATGTCCTTTAAGAGCTAACGAAAGTTAGCTTTTTTTGTATATGGAATTTACCGAAAAGACAATAAGCGGTGCCGATGCTTTTATTCGGATCCGAAATCTGAAATTAGTACCAGGTGCAACGTTCGCGATCATATTTATCACATGCGATATTCAGAGAAACGAATACGGTGAAATCCGAAAGTACGATAGTTGCCGGTTACGGCCGGCGATGAAAGATGAAGGTTTGAATGTAGTATCTGATCACTACCTATATTTCGAAGATATGGAAACCGGATTAGCCCGGCAATGCTTCAAAAAACTAATTCGAAAAATTTCTTTTCCACCATCACACGAATGGTTAACTGTAAAATGGTTTTGAAATTAATTAATCAATAATATGAGCACAAAAGTTACTGAAAAGGATGTAAAAATTGAATTTACAAGTGCCAACAGAGGTATTGCAAGTTCACAATCAAACGTATTGACATTCGAGATACAAGGCGTTTCGGAGCGTGAAAATATCACTACACGCGAATTTCAAACGCTGTACAGTAAATATTCTACCGATCGTGTAACCATGCGATTGGGCGATTATACCATTCCGTTTTGGGGAGAAGGACATAACCTATATCCGCAGGAAGTGGCAGCCGTTGTTGGTGAACATAAATTGATACCAAAACTGATTGAAAAACAAGTGAAATTCCTTTTCGGAAAAGGACCGCGTTTATATCAGGAACAAGTAATTGGAGAAGGTGCTGATGCGCGCCGTGTTCGTGTTCCACTAATCGATTCAAATATTCAAAATTGGTTGGAAAGTTGGGAAGAAAAAGGATATAATCACTACTATGACTATATTAAAAGCCTTGCAACCGACTATTATTTTGTAAAAACATGCGCTTCAAAATACAATTTCAACAAAGGCCGTCGCATTGGTGCTCCAGCTGCTATTGATGCATTGAGCTATGTTGGTGCTGATGAAGCGCGACTTGCTGCTACCGGTGATTTTACCAACAAACGCATAAAATCGGATGATTGCCAGTTCGTCATTCAGGGCGATTGGTTGTATATTTCATCTCACCAATACGATGTATTCCCACGCTTCGACCCTCGTAACCCGACTAAATTCCCTACGGCAATTGCTTTCAACTCCGAAAAAACATTTACCAAATGGGTGTATGCTTTTAATGATTGGTTCAAAGGAGCTTCGGAATACATTAAATCTTCCAATCTTGCACCCAAATACACCAATTCGTACTACAAAAATGCGCTTAATGCACATGTGCATGTCATTATACCTGGTGATTGGTACACGCATCAAAAAACGATTTTACAAGAGATTTGCAATAATAACCTGATGAATGATCCTGATACGCCAATTCAAACTGAATATCGTGGTGTACGACTTGTAGATGATGCCGGAAAACCATATCGTTTCTTTGAAACAATGGTTGATGATTTGATTTCATGCGAACTTCGCCGGATCACTAGCCTGATGACTGGCGAAGGTAAAAATCAAGGTAAATTATATGCTACCACTCAGTTCGGTGAAAGTCCATGGAAGTTTGAAGAAATGCCGGGTAAGTTCAAAGAGTTTATTGATTCGATCAATAGCAACGATAAACGCTCCGACCAGGTTGTATTGGCTTCGTTGGGAATTCCGTCGGCAATCACCGGTGTAGATAAAGAGGGCGTTATTTCGCTTGCCGGTGCTGATGTGTATTACAACTACCTGCTGTATGTGTCAACGCTCACATGGGATGAATTCTTTGTGCTTAAAGAACTCAATCGGGCAATGTATATCAACTTTCCGTATGCCAAAACAAAAGGCATTAAAATAGGCCTATGGATTGATATTCCGGCCAAACAACAGGAAACTACACCAAATGATCGATTGACGAATACAGCTACTGCAGATCCAGCGGTGAAATAATAATCAGTAAAGACGCACAGCCGTGCGTCTATACATAAAAACATACGACTATGCCACTAAAAATACCATTCACCCGCGCCAATTTTGCGACTGAGATGAAACCGAAACTTTCGGGTGCCAACGTCACACTCAGTTATGACAACCTCGAAAGCCCGATGACAAAAGCCGGTGCCGATATCGCCGATTTGATTGGACAATCGCTATACGACAAACTATGCGACGGTACAGCTGCCAAAACGGAAGCTATACCAGCTATACCAGCCGATGGTGATACGGCGGAAGTTCCTGCAGTAGTAGAAAATTTGGAAGTGGAATTAAACGCGTTGGCAAAAGACTATTTGCAGTTTGCAGTTATCAATTTTGCAGTTTATAAACATACTATTTTCATTATTGCTCGTATAGGGAACGATGGGTTAACTCAAAAAAAGAACGATGATGAAATACCATTGTACAAGTATCAGAAAGAAAATTTGGATAATGAATTGATCAATGACGGTTGGTATTGGATGAATCGGTTGATTAAATTGATGAACGATAATGCCGCTAAATTTTCCGAATGGAAAGATTCCGACCAACGCAAAGAACTCAACGAAATACCGGTAAAAGTTGCCGATTTCAAAAAGTGGATAGGAGTCTCAGACGAATATTTCATGCTCAATGCTGCCGGACTGATCCGCGAAGTATGGACCGAATGCGTTGCCAGTCGTAACCAAAAAGAAAAAACGCCCGAAATTGCACGCGCCGTATGCTACGAAGTCATTGCCCGCGCCTGTATAGTACTTTCTTACTATAATTTGCCAGAACCAATCCGTAGGGATATAAACAATGAGTTGAGTAAGGATCATGCATCGCAATCTGATAACTATATACGTGAAAAAGTAAGTACAAGATATCAAGCCAAAGCCGATGCGTACTGGCGTGCATTGGATACAGACATTGCCAACAAAGCCACTGAAGCAAATTCCGGGAGAGCATCCACACAAGTGTACAAATTACGGGGTGTGTGCGAGAGTGATTCGTTTGGATATTAAACTATAAACTAACCAATAAAACAAACTATTATGACATGTATTGTAGGATTTTTGGACAAAGAAAATGATGTAGTAATTATGGGTGCTGATTCTGCAGGGGTAGCAGGATCACTTATTATGGCGCGTAAAGACACAAAACTTTTCAAAAATGGTGATTTTGTTATTGGATGTACTTCTTCGTTTAGAATGATTCAATTGCTTCGATTTTCATTCAAACCACCGGTGATAAATGACAAAGATATTTATGAGTATATGTGTACTGATTTTATCAATGAAGTTCGTAAATGCTTTACTGATGGTGGATATATTCAAAAACAGAAAGATGGTGATGAAAAAGGTGGAACTTTTCTTGTTGCCTATAAAAACAGACTTTTTCAGATTGATGAAGATTTTCAAGTGGGTGAAAATATCGACGGTTTTGCATCTGTAGGATGTGGTGTTGAATATGCATTAGGAGCAATGTATTCAACTGATGTGAATGAGGTTTCTCCCGAAAAAATAGTACTTAGAGCTTTAAAAGCTGCAGAGCATTTTTCCACCGGAGTCTGTCGTCCATTCATTTTTGAAAATACACAGCAATGAAAACCATCAAACTTAAACGTACCACTATCAACCTTCCCGAATGCTGGGAAGATTTGAAAGGCGACCAGGTTGTATTTGCATTTCACGAATTGGCGCGACTGCTATCGCTCGAAATAACCCCATTCCAATTTCAGTTGAATATGCTGATAAAAATTACCGGGTATAAATCGGCTAAGTCAAGCGGGTTCTGGTTTCGGACAAAGTGGTTTATTAGCTTATTATGGCTAATGCTATTCAAAAAGAAAAAAGCGAAAGAAATTCTTCAGCACCGTGCCGATACGCAGGAAATTATCGAGTTTAATCTGATTCAGTTGGCTGAACATATCACTTTTGCTTTTACGCTTCAGGATAATAAGATCGTGCCTAAGTACGATTTTAAACGCAATCCTTTCGATAGCAGTGCACCGGTTTATTTCAACCGTGATGTTACTGTAGAGACGAATATAACGGCTAAACAGTACGTCGACTGCATGGACTTACTGCAGGCATACAATCAAACCGATAAAGACTATGTGCGAATTATTTGCTTGCGTAAAATAATGGAAACGTTGTACGGTTTCAATACCCGCGCTATTCTGCGTCTGCCTGCAGAGATTCCGTTCGGTGTGATGTTTTGGTTTACCGGTATCGTGAAGTTCTTCCGTGAACATCCGGTATACAGTGTTTTGTACGATCGCGCTGAAGGCGAAGAACCCGACGAAAGTAAAATAAACCTGGGCATGAGTGAAACATTGCTTTTCCTCGAAAAAGAAGGGTATTCGTTTGTTCAGGATAAAAATGTGATCGAGTTTTACGACGCGCAGGTAAAAGCCCTTAAAGACTCTGTAAACAACGCGCTAGGTTCAGGTATCACGAAAGATGAACTGGCTAAACGCACCGGATTAAGTATTAAAAACATAAATCGCCTATCTAATGACTAATCAGGACTATATCATTAGCATTTATCGCTATTACTCCAAATTCGTTCCTAAGTCTGTTTTGCAGGACCTATTCGCATTACCGGATCAAACCCGCAATTCCGGTTACTCCGAAATAGCAGCCGAAATAATGGCGCAACCTGATACGGACATAGTTCCGGAGATTGGTACATTTATCGTTAGCTCCAACGATAAATTTGTAAAAGACACGGTGAAAAATTCCAAAGGAATAGTACTTTTTGTGGAGTACGGCCAGTTTTCGTTTAACCCTACTACTACCGGTGGAGTGACTGAAAAAATAGGAATTACCGTTGCCCGCGAATACAACGTTGCTAACAACGATAACCTGAACGAAGCCCTGCTAATGAACGAATGCAACAATGTGCTCAACGGCATATTGATGAAGATGCGCGCTGATCAGGAAGAACTCGAAGCATGTGGACTGATGAAACTGATTACTTTCCCGGCTGATATTTATCCGGTAGATCCTGTTACATTCAACGACCGAAGCGGATGGACTGCATTGTTTAACGATGAAAAAAATGTACTGTAATGACCCTAGCCGACAAACAACAAGAATTCATTTCCCTATTCAATGACCTGGGCGAATGGAACGATAAGTTCGATTACCTGATCCATTTATCGGACGAACTACAAGCCATGCCGGAACACATGGTGGTACCTGAAAATAAAATACAAGGTTGCACAAGCCAAACCTATTTCTGCTGTACGTACCTTAACGACGTAGCACATATCTACGGACAAAGCAATGCAGCAATACCCAGTGGAATAATAACCGTAGTAAAAGAGCTGTTTCAAGGCGCTACACGCACCGAAATACAGCAGGCCGTTATCAACTTCCATACCGAAACCAAACTACTCGCACACCTCACACCGGCACGCGCCGGAGCGCTGGAGCAAATGATACTTCGACTGTCATAGTTTTTATTTATTGGTTAATAGTAAGGTAAAACGTCTCGGGCTGTGAAGTTCGGGCGTTTTTTTTATTATTCCTTAAAAATATATATCTTTACAGTCATTATTAATCAATCAAAAATTATCAAGTATGAAAAAAGTTATTGTTTTGGCGATTATTCTTTTAAGCTTATATTCTTGTACAAGACAAAATACAGCTGAAAAAGCGGTAAAAGAGTATCTTAAAAATAATTTAGATGATTTTAAAAGCTATGACCCTGTTGAATTTGGAAAATTGATTCCTAATACAATTAGATTTGATGACTCCAAAATTGGAAAACCGATTAGTGATAAATATTTTGAATATAAACGTAGTAAACAATCATGGGAGTATTTAAAAGAGCAAGGTGATCCAGAAAAACTATTTATACCTGGACAAATAGATGACAGCTTAAAATTTTACAATAATAAGGTAAATGAATACAAACCAATTTACGATAAAGCATCTAAAAATTATAAAGAAATTACTGATGGATATGTAATTTATCATAAATTTAGATCTGCACAAAAAGATGGTAATATAGAAATTAAATCTTATGTTTTTTATATGGATGATGAACTTAAAGTTCTGAAAATGGAATAATTAAAAATATAATTGTCGTTTGAAATAAATTAAATAAGTGATAGATTTGCAAAGTATTATAAAAACATACTGTTATTATGAAAATAGACGAAGAATTGCAAGCTGCCATTGATGAATCAGTAGCAGCAGCTGTGAAATCAACAAAAGAAAAAGAAAATCCATTTGATACCACCAATAAATCATCATTGGATATCCTTTTCGAATGTGGTAGACATGGATTAGATCCAATGCAGGCCATTAGAATTCTTCGCGGACATATACCACCTTATCTACTCGAAGAAACTGCTGAAGCTATTGCTAATCCCAATTCACCCGAAATGCAAAGCTACAACGATGGTATAGCAAGTGGAGAAGCCGAAATGACTGCTGTACTAAGAAGTAATGCTATAGACGGTAAAAAAGATGCATATAAAAGCATGAATACTGAGGAACGTAAACGCGTAATCAATGACGTTATTCGCAAAAACTTTGGAATAGGAGAAAACTAAACCTATAAGTTGATTATTCATAAAAAAGCCCCTGACAAATCATGTCAGGGGCTTTTTTCATCTCCACATTTTCAACTGTCAACTCTCCACTATCAACTAATTCTGTCCTTTATACGCTAACCGTCCCGCCATATCTTTACATTGAACAAAAGAATAACCGCGTATGATATCGGACGAAATAATCAAAGACAAGTTTGCTACGGATACGCTCCGAAAGGGAGTGAATAAAATATTCGATATCCAAAGCGATGTGGCGCACCAGGTAATGAAAGAACGTACCGGTACGCTGTTCGCAAAACTGAACGAACGAAGTTTTGGTATCACAGGCGCAAGCCAAAAGTTCAGCGTTTCTGTTCGCATATTAAAATACCTACGCTTTAATGATATTAGAAATAATTGGGTATTACGCGGTAAACTTCACCTGTATAACCGTGCCGTTTGGGGCGTTCTGTACGGCGAAACATTACCTGCACTTCGCTACGGTATGACCGACGAAATACGCGCCATTATACGCAAACAACTGGAAGATGCCGGACAACAATTAGAAATAAAATTTGAAATGTAGCACCTCTGTAGAGACGTACCGCTGTGCGTCTCTACTATAACCACAATACAATACTACCGCCATGGCTGGAAAATTAAAAGATGACGAAATAAAATGGATCCTTTCGCTGGATGCTTCAAAAACACAGCAAGAAATTCACAAGGTAACACTTGCTAATAAAGAATTGACTGCATCGAATAAATCATTGCTTAAAGACATGAATGATTTAGTAGCTCAAGGTAGAAAAAACAGTGAAGCATGGAAAAACCTTGATGCTTCGTACAAAGAAAACTCAAAATCTATAGCTTATAATACGCTAAAGATTAAGGAGCATGAAAAAACGCTGGGTTATGCTAATATGACCAAAACACAGCTTATGAAAACTGAGAAAGATTTACAGAAGCAACTTGATAATACTTCTAAAGTACTTCACCCTGAAGAATACGCAAAACTAGAAAAAGAAATTAATGCAGTTGCTCAGGCAAAAGTAAACCTAAAAAGTAAAACGGATGATGTCAGTAATACTTTGAATAAAGGAGCTGCCAGTTTTAGTAGTTTCCTTTCAGCTGCTAAAAGTGGAGATGTAATGGGTATGATTCCTGCTTTGGGAAAATATGCAGCTGTGATTGGATTAGTAGCTGGTGCACTTGCTTTTGTTGGTGAAGTGATGATGAGTACACGTGCTACTTCAAAAGAATTTAAAGCTGATATTGAAGGTTTCACTAATTCATGGGATTATCTATTGAAATCACTTGCAAGTGGTGATTTTTCATTCAGAGGAATGATTGAAGCATTCAATGCCGGGCGTGAATATAAACTTACACTTGGTGAAATTAAAAAGGAACAACAGGCTTTAACGGTAGAGGAAGCTAAGAATTTCAATAAAAAACAAGATTTATTGGAACAACAACGAAATGTGAACGCAGATACAAAAAAACGGTTGGAAGCTGGTAAGGAAATTGTAAAAATGACTGAAGATGAGGCTAAATTAAAGCAAGATATTGCCGATAAAGACTATAAAAATCAAATGAAAAAAATATCATCTTTAACCGGAATGAGCAAAGGTGAATATGAAACTTTCATGGAAAATTATAATAAGAAAGATTTTCAGGCTTTAATGGCATCTACTAAATCTTATTTGAAACATAAAGCGGATCTAGAAGGTATAATGAATACATCCGGATCTACAGGAGGTTCATTTGGTGGAACAAATGCTGTAGCTGGTGCAAATGCATCAAAACAACTGGATGCGCTCGAAGCTAAAACAGGAAACTCAGTAAAAAATATGGCTGCATTCTTCCATAAATATAACAAAACGGTAGGCGATGAAATTGATAGGTTAGTTGAAAAACAAGTGACTTCTATTCGCGTACAAGGTGAAGCAAAGCAGGAACTACAAAGAGTAATCAGAACTAATAATAAATTAGAAAAGGAACTTACCGACGATGAAATAAAAAAACAGGAAAAGCTTAGAAAGAAACTAGAAGATGCTTCAAAAGCAGCTAAAAAGATATTGGATGATCAATTGGCAGCTCGTCAACGTATTTTCGAAGATGCATCAAAACAACTCAAAGCAGAGGAACAAGATAATAACGTTCGTCTAAAAACTGCTGATTTATTTGGAAAAGAATTGGTAAATCTGACGAAAGAGCAGCTGGACGAAAAATTGCGATTGGAAGAATTATATATCTCTAATGTGCAAAAAATTACCATTGATGCCGAAAATGCCCGTTATGCCCGGTTGAAAAAAGATACCGGAATTTCATCGGATAAATCACCCGAAAATAGTGGATTGAAAGGTGAAAAACTAAAAGCATACGAAATAATTTACAAAGAGCATCAAGCTATATTGACTGATATTGTAGTGCAGAGTGAAAAGAAACGCGAAGATATTGAAAGTGCAGTTGATAAAGCCGTTCTAGATTCTCTAAATCGTTCAAATACGGCTCAATTAAAAACAATTGAAGCTACTACCAATGCTAAACTTCAATATGCAAAATCGGAATTTGCCAATGGAAAACTAAACAAAAAACAGTACGATGATGAAGTTGATCGTATAAATTCGGAAGGGCTTGATGCACGATTGCAGGCACAGCAAGAATTCAACGATCTGCTGGCCGGACTCGAAATGGCTGCAACTCCCGAATACATTGCAGCATTACAGGCCAGTCAAAAAGCTGTTGCCGATACTCAAGCGCAAATTGATGATCAGAAGATTAAACAGCATGAGAAATTTGAGTCTGAAAAAAGTAAAATAACTACTAAGTATGCAAAAGGCTCTATACTTGGTGAGTATGAAATAAAGAAAGCAGCATTACAAAAAGAGTACGACGAAGGTCTACTTTCCGAACAAGAATTTCAGGACGAAAAACTGAAATTAAAACTCAATGCAGCTAAAAAATTTACGGACCAGGTTGGTTCACTTGTTACCGCTGGATCCAATTTTGTTACAGCCCTGCAAAGTGCCGAAACAGCAACCGTACAAGCCGATTACCAGAAACGACTTGCCGGACTAAACGAAAGCGATGCTGATTATGCAGCTAAGAAAGAAAAACTGCAACACGACCAGGCAGTGGCCGAACTCGAAGTACAAAAGAAATATGCCGATGCTCAGTTTGGTATTCAGGTAGCACAAATTGGCGTTGCCACTGCTACCGGTATAATGAATGCATGGTCTACAGCAATGGAATTGCCGGCACCATTTAATATCATGGCCGGTGTAGCAATGACTGGATTACTTGTTGGTACAGCTGCAGCACAAGTAGCAGCTGCAGCAGCTGAACGTAATAAAATTAAATCGATGACTGTTGATTCTTCAAGTAGTTCATCGAGTAGCTCAAGCAATAAATCCGGTGAAGTGGTGGTAAATAACCCCGGATTTTCAGATGGTGGTTATACTGGTGATGGTAACAGATTAGAGGTTGCAGGAGATGTACATAGAGAGGAATATGTAGTAGCACCTCAAGAAATGCGTAATCCTGTTACAGCATCCTATGTTCGTAAAATAGACAATGTAAAGCAGCAACGCAGCAAGCGAAACCCGCTGCCTGCAGGTTTTGCCGATGGTGGATATACGGGTGATAGTAATTCTTCAGGAAATAACGGAAGTAGATATGATTCATTTATCGTAGGGCTTGAAAATTGGCTTTCTGAATTGAAATCAACCAAAATAGAAGCGGAAATAAATTATTGGGAGTTTAAAAAATCTTCGGCACTTGCTGAAGAATACAAAGGATTGGGGGCACGCAAATGATACGATTAATAGACTACGAAACCGGGCATGATTACGATTTGCCCGCTAAATTCAAACTGAGTATTGAAAAAACAAATCCTTTTCTGAGCGATAAAGGAAGCGTTTCGCTATCGATATCCTTGCCACCAACGGATAATAATTTTCAGTTGCTGGAGTATCCATATCGCACTGATAGGCTATATAAATACTTACCAAAACGAAAAATAATTATCAATGCCGGACTATACCAACGCCCGGCAACATTGCAAGTTACTTCCGCTTCGCGAAACATGATAACGGCTACATGTCTATTCAACGAATCTATTTTTTATTCGCAAATGAATGAAGTTACTATGCCTAAAGTATTCAGTAACGTGGTACGCGATGATTTCAATTTGCCGTATAATCCTAAAATGTTGGCATGGCTTAATCACTTCGAAAGTGTAATGATGGGTGATGTAGTGGATGATTTCTTTGTATTTACTGTTTGTACAAAAATGGAAAGCCGAACCATTACGTTACCTGCAGTAGGCGAAACATCATCTTCACAATTTACCTACACAAAATACTTATTACTGAATGCTCCGCTTATTGATCTAGGTCATTTGATATATGATAAAAATTCAAAGCCTTATTTCCCACTTATTGCTAAAAATATACAGACTGATACTGTAGATAATATTACAATTAATTATCCTATGGGATATAATGTTACTCCATTTCTGAAACTATCGTATGTACTTACACATCTGTTTCAGTATTTTGGGTATACGCTTAATCAGGACTATTTGACTAAATATCCCGATTTACAAAAAGAGGTTATACTCAATAATACTTGTGATGCAATTATGACCGGAATACTTCATTATGAACATCTGGTACCTACCGGCACGGTAAATGATTTTCTGGAAGGAATACGAAAACGTTACGGATGTGATTTCTTTCTATCTGATAACGGTCTTGATGTAAAAGTCGTGTTCATGAATGAATTAATTGATAACGTTGATGCAGATTTTACAAAAAATGTGTCGGTAGAACCGGTGAATAATATTGAAAGCTATAAATCGCTGAAGCTTTCGTGCGATCATTCTCTCGATCAGGTAAAATCCAATTTTTCTACTTATCAGAAATTAGTTGAAAATAAAGCAATCATTCCAATGGATTATCTTATTTTTTCAGCTACAACTACACTAAGTAATGGCTACTATTTCTCTAAAAATTTATGTACTATTTTTCAGGTTAAGGATGGAAAAATGACAACGATTGGAGATGATTCACTCGATTACTATGATGAGATTAAAGACTTAACTGCTCAGGAAATGAAATCAACACATACAGCAATACCAATGGTGTATGCAGATTTACTTATAATACCGGCTATATCTGGTTCTAGATGGAAAGGATTTTATTATCCAGTTCCATTTGTAGGAGATAAGCGAATGTTGAATACAAGTATACGTGTGGAAGATGATTTATTAGCAGATAATTCATCATCTTCAGATGTATGCCCTATAATGTTTTGTTTTTTTCATGGGCAGGGAGTTGCTAATCCAAACGAAAATACAGATATAAAAAAATTATACAGTGAAAAGCTTGTTTTTGCATCAACGCATTCATATAATAATATCGGTCAACCGAACGGAAATATACACATGGTATACGGAGGAGAAAAAGGATTATTTGAAACGTTTTGGAAAAAATTCAACGTTGTACTCAATAACTCCTATCAGCCTATTCTTACCAATTTTAATTTGTATCCAGTTCAATTTCAAAATTTCGACATAGGACAACAAAAACTGGTAGGTGGTCAACCAGTAATTGTTGAAAATATGAAGTACGAAATTTCAGATAACGGAATTAAAATGATAGAAGCCAACCTCCGAACTACTAAACTGTACGAGTAGATTTGTCCTTTAACCGTCATGCGCTTTCGGCTATTTTTGCTATATAAAATTACCAAAGCGCATGACTCCAGTTTCAACACCAGCAGCATATTCATTTGTTCGCAATCCGATCCGTTTCGAGTTTACAACCGATTCGGGTGTGATGCGTATTTTCAATATCGCATTTGGTACCGAAACGTTCGCTATATCCGTTCACCCTTACAAGATAGGTCCTACAACTTGGAAACTATCGTTCGATATTTCCGACTTACTCGCTAACCTCGTATGCCTAAAATACGACGCTACACTTACACACCAAATCAATCTACCCGATTTTGTAAACTCATACACAGTAACTGAAGCCGTAAGCGCGTATAGTTTTATAGCCAAAGTGATTTCGGGAGGATTATCGGATGACTTTATCACTTTTTTATCTCAACAGGAAACAAATCCTTTCGATTACAGATTTCTAAATCCACGTTCCAATTGGATCCTAACTACTCGTACCGACGAAGATGTGATAACAATGAGCCGAAATGAACTGACAGCTTTGTTTTTTTTATGTCCGACCGATAGCCCTATTTCAATCATAACAGAACATTCTGATGAGCTTATAATTTCGAGCTCAATAGGTACTGCATGCATGATTAACGTGCCCGAATGGCTCGATGCGCTTACAAGTGGATTAGTAACAAAATTGTATTTTAAAATTGATGGTGAAACGATCATTCAGATAAAAATAACGGATAAGTTCAACGAAGAAAGCTATTTGATTAAGTTCAAAAATTCGCTTGGTGTTTACGAATTTTTAGAAGTTACCGGCAAAGCAACGGAATCATCGCAATCGGGAGATGAATCAAGTTATGATAGATTTAATTCAGTTACTAATAAGCTTCAAAAAACACGAAATAGAGTTCCTAAAAATGGAGTGATTGAAGTGGAAACAGGATATAAATCTACCTCCGATTTGATGTTTATCGATGACTTAACGTCATCAGATGAAATCACCTTTATAAATGGAAACTTGGCACAAGAATGCCTGGTTACTTCCGACCGAAAAAATTTACTACTTAAATCAACTCCTGAATCAATATTATTGAAAATAGAATTTGTAAATAAATCGCCTTATTATTCTCCATTTGGAAAATTCAATAAGAACTTTTTATTGAAAGATGACAACGGAAATCAAATTGTGACAGATAAAAATCAAAATATTTACGCATTATAAATAACTCCTAAAATGGATACTACGCTAAGAGAAAATTTAATTGACGGGTTCACTTCTTCCGCTAAAAATAAAGGTTTAACAGCCAATGCAGGTAGATTACTTGATGAAAAAATTTCAAACATAAACTCACTAAATCTTTGGATCCCAAAAGATGCTAAAGCTACCAAAGCAGCTATAGTAGCAGCATATCCAACTCCAGCCAAAAACTATGCAGCTATGGCATTAGATGATGGCTATATATATGTGAATGATGGTTTAGGTGCACTAGCGGCTAATTGGGTGAATAGTGGGCAAAAGCAGTTTCCTGTTGATGTTACAACTTATAATTCTCTTAATGAAGGTATATCAGCAGTAAAATTTTCTAATGGAAATGCTCGTCTTGTCTCAGCATATTCACTATATCCAAATGCGACTTGGGCAGTTGAAATGTATATATCTCTTACAAACGTAAATACGTTACAAAATATAATGGAAAATGGGATTGGATACCCTTCGTTTTTCATAACAAATGGGAAAATAATGGTATCTAAGGCTGGTGTTGCTAACGCAGGATATTTTTACATTACTGATTATATAAATACTAAAGTTCATATTATTATATCATTTAATGGAACATCTCACTCAGTATTTATAAACGGGGTAGAAGTTTCATTTATTGTCGATGAATTAGTTACTTATAGTAGTGGAATATCTACACTAAATATTGGGTCATATGCAGGTACATCTCAATACTTTCTATCTGATATATTCTATATTAGAATATTTAATATTGAAAAAACACATTCTGATGCATTAGTATTATATAATAGAGGTCTACCTTCTAGATATTCTGTTCAGAAGAATGGAATGCTAATGTTAGAGATAAATGCCGGAAATTCATATAGATCTAATTGGTTTGATTCTTCTAGTTACAATCAGGTATTAATATTATCAGGAGGGTATACACTAAATTCAAATGCTGTATTCACTTCAAATACGTCAGATATTCTATCAGTAGTGCCAAAAAATATATACATAGCAGTAGGCGTTGAATTTAACTTGTGGTATAGTAGTATTTTACCATATAATAAATATGATTTAAGACTAGATTGTGTGTGTTCTGTCGGAAAATCGATGGAAAGGTCGTACAGATACACACCTACAACAACTGGAACGGCAAGCTTGACCTTGAATATTAGAAATTCAGAAAACTTAATTATTGAAACAAAAACAATAACTTTAAATGTTGTTTCTAAAACAGCAGGATCAGGAGTAAAGCAAATATTACCCATTGGGGATAGTACCACAGATAGCTACTTAACTGACTATCTTGGGACGGGCAGACAAAAATACGAAATGCTTTTAGAATTGAATAGCAAAATAATTACAGATGGTGGAATTACTCCATTATTTTTAGGAAATAACGGAATTTCTCCAATTAAACACGAGGGGCATTCTGGTTATTCTACAGATATGTTTTTAGTTTCTGGAGGTGCTTATCCAAATCCATTTTGGGATTCATCTTTATCAAGGAATAACTTAAAAAAATGGATGCTAAATAACTCATTTTTCGGCGGTTCTGATAGAATCGATTATGTATTTATCCAGCTTGGTATCAATGACCTTAAGGATGGTGGAAATCCTTCGGATGTAATAGCAAGATATACAACTATTATTAATAACATACTTGATCCAACCTATGGGTACCCATCTGCTAAGATAATATTATCAATGACTCCATATACAGCAGAAAATAAAGATGGTTGGGCTTTACATTTTAACGCAACATCAAGTTATGAGGTATATGTTAGTAATATGCTAAAATTAATGAAGTTGATTGTAACTACTTTCGAAAACAACGTATCATTTCCAAATGTATTTTTATCTCCAAATTTTTTATTTGTAGACAGGAAATTCGGATATCCTCGCCAATTAATAAATATTTCATCTAGAGTAACAGATCAAGAATATCAATATACTGACAGTGTACACCCTGATACTTCGGGGTATAAACAATGTGCAGATTCTTACTATTCGAGACTAAGAGCCCTTTTATAGCTATTTATTTTTAAAACGTATAAATTTTAAAAAACACATACATTATGAAAAATTACTCACCACAAATAACCAAGTGGATTATAAGTAACTTGGTTGATTTAGTAAAATGGTCACTAAGTATGTTAGGAGGCTTTCTGGTAATGATTAAGCCTACATTTCCATTTATTTTGATTTGTATCGTATTCGTTATTTTTGATTGCATTTCAGCTTATCGGCTTGCTCATAGGGTAAAAAAATGTACCGGTAAAGCCACAGCAAAGGTAAGAAGTGATAAGCTCTCAAAAGCATTTAAAACAGGTGTTTTGGCTATGGTTGCAGTAGTACTGGCTTTTGTGATTGAAAAATACATTCTCATTATGCATACTGATCTTTATCTGGCCAATTACACAGCACTCGTTTTTTGTGGCATTCAGTTCTGGTCAATCACCGAAAATGAAAGTTCATGTAATGGCTCGAAATGGGCTGCAATCGCTCAAAAATTTATGGTAGACAAAACAGAACGCCATTTAGATATTGATTTATCGATGTTAAAGGATAAGGAGGAAGTGAAATGAAAGAACTACTTCCCATCGTTTGGAACGAAGCTGCAATCTTTAAAATTGAATCACGAGCAGTAATGGCATTTATCTCGGCCGAAACGGGTGGTAAAGGGTTCGATGATGCAACCGGTAAGATAATTATACAGTTTGAGTCGAGTTGGTACCGTAAGCGCGCACCTTATACACCTTCAGGAGCATGGTCGCTGAATAAGGTTGAAGTTCAGAGCAAAGAATGGTTGGCTTTTAATGACGCATTTAGCAAGAATAAAACGGCAGCCATGGAAGCAACAAGTATTGGCATTGGTCAGATACTCGGTTTGCATTGGAAACGCCTAGGTTATGAAAGCGTAAATGCCATGTGGGATGATGCTAAGAAAGGAATCGATAGGCAGATATGGCAAGTTTGTAAATTCATAGATACAGATAAAGCCCTTAAAGCTGCCCTTATCGCTCATAACTGGCATATTGTTGCTACCTTATACAATGGTGCGAAATATCGTGAAATGGCAATCAAATGGGGTCGTGAGCCGTATAATATTACTCTAGCAAATGCTTACTTAAAATTTAAATAGAAATGAAAAACATACTCAAAAAATCGCTTATCTCATTCTTCAGCGTGTGGATCACCGGAATGGTCCTATTGTTTGTAATCGTTTTATCTGGATGCTCAACTACCAAAAAAGTGGAGAAAGTGAAAAGCGATATCGCTTTAAATTCTGACCTGGAGTCGAAGAAAAAGACTGATGAAACTACCAACGTAAAAACAGCAGCTTCAGGCGAAACGGATACTTCAAAAAATACGCAAAGTTCAGAAAATCAATCTAAAGAAACTGAAACGAATACAACGAAGTATGATACTTCACAGCCGATTTTTCCCGGTACCGGCAAACCGCCTGTTATCGAAGAAACAACGACTAAAGAAAAAACATTATCCCAAAAGGATAATAAAATTCTTGAAGAAACCCGGACTAAAAATAATTTACTGATTGAAGAAAATAAACGACTCAAACAATCGAATGATAGCCTTTTGAGTGTAAAGGCTAAGGAAAGTTCAAAATCGGAAACGAAACAAACTACATCATTCCCGATTTGGAAATATATATCAATATCACTAGGTGTAATATTATTAGTTTTACTATTTGATAAGTTTGGCCTTTTACCGAAATTATTTGTATGGGTATTGAAAGTATTTCAAGTGAAAAAAGAGAGTTAGATGTTTATATATTTTTAGTTTGAGATTATTTTGAAAAAAAACGCCTGGTCTGTGAAGATCGGGCGTTTTTGTTTAAATATCTGATGTAAACTGATTGACTGTACTATTTCTTTGAGGTGTTTTTTTCTTCAGATATACTTCTGTAGTTGTATAACTTTTATGTCTTAAGTGATTTTGCAAATCATGTTCTTTAACTCCATTTTCAAGGAGTTGAATTGCTCCTGTATGCTTCCATGAGTAAAATTTATATTCAGTAGAAATGTTCAAGGCATCTCTATATCTATTAAATTTGTTTCTAAGGGTGTTCTTTCCAAGAGGAATTGTACCAGGACAACCATTTTTACCAAATAAATATAAATCGAAATGATATGTTTGTAAGTTCATTTTGATCATTTCACTCATCAATTGATCTGGAATAACAACAATTTCAGTCAAAGAGTTTTTAGCTTCTATATTTGGAATCCTGAAGCATTTTTTATCAAAATCAATCCACTTAATTTTCATGAGTCGCAACTCAGTACCGGGTCTAATGGCACAATAGTATTCAATCTGGCAAGCTAGCCAAAGTTGTGGGTCAACATTTGAAATAGCATTTTTCAGTTTTTCCCGATCATTGTTATGAAATGGAACAGCCGAACAATCAACTATTTTCCCCATTTTAGGGATTTTCAAAACAGGATTACTTTCTATTCTTTGGTTTAAAAGTTCATTTTCGAAAAAAGCACTTATACATTGAATATACTTATCTATTGTCAATCTACTTAGATTTTCATCCTCAGAAAGATACTTAGAAAAATCAATAATGTGTTGACGTTTAATTAGCTTTATGCTTAATTGATCAAGTTTATTCTTTTCTAACCAAACATTGAAAATCCTAAGCTTAGACTGAAAATCCATATATGACTTTGGATTTTTGAAAGTCTGTTTTTTCATAGATAAAAATTCGCTAAGATAGGTTCTTGAAGTAATTACATTACTCTTATATTTCCCATAAATTTTAGCTTCATTCCTATACATCAATTCATCTTCATATACTTTTTTCAAAGATCCGCTTAAATACTCTCCAGACTTAAGCCATTCAGTTTTCTCGTCAATAATTGCATTAGCAATTTTTCTGCGTTCAGCATTTGTTCCGGTTGCTAGCCCTTTATAAACTCTTTCAATTCTTTTTTCAGGTTCACCCGGAATCTGATATTTCCATTCTACATACCACTTTCGTGATAGATCACCGCCTCGGTCATTTAAAGTTGGAAATATAATAATACTTGTTTTTCGTCCCATAATCGTGTATTATAGTCAGGTAATCAATTGGTTTTTAGATAGTTTTAGTCTCTTTTTTGTAATACACGAATTAAAAAAAGTTTCACACGATTTTAATGTGTTCATTTTCAACTACTTTTGAAATTTAGTGGAGCTGGAGGGAAACTCTAAGTTATTATAAACCCTTTTCCAGTTTACTTCTTATTATAGTGTAGTTCGTGGTTTATCGTGTATTCGTGTATTATCGTATTATTTATTCATTCAGATCATTATCTGCAATGTATTCATCTTTCAGTTGCTCATCAGTCACTGCATACATGCTTTTTTTACCATTATCGATTAGATAGCCTAGTATCTTCATCGCTTTTTCTTCATTCCCTACTGATGCTTCAGTAAGAATTTTCATATATTTTTTTTGTTCACTTTCGGTCAATGCTTCCCCAAATTTCTCTATGTAGTATTCGTTATAGAATTTCCACATTTCAGTTAGATTTTTCAGTTCTGTAGATGTTGTTGTCATAATTACTTGTTTTATTGGTCAGTATTATTTTTTCTTTAATTCAACATGTGGTTCGGCAGCGATAAGAGTCTGTTCGACGCCCGGCACATATTGCACCTCATTTTTTTGAGCCTTTAATTGATTTCTCAACTCGTTGTTCTCAATTACCAATTCTTCGTACCGCCTCAATATATAATCAGGAGTTACCTCCTGAATTCTTGGTTTTACATCTTCTTTTCGTTCTGTTTCAACTTCTATTCTTATCATAGATTCTTCCCCTATTGTTATCCATATAGGGTTAGCATCTTTGTATTTATTTAAGAATTTGACTAAGTTATCTTCGCTTAAACCATTCGGTTGTGACAAAACATTCTTAGAAATGCCAGTTTCTTTGTAGCATTTATATAAACTAATACCTTTATAGTCAAGGTATTGTAAAATTCTTTTCTTTATAGGTGAAATTTCTTTGCTATTTTCTTGCATGGCTTAAATATATCCCTTATATTTGCAACGTGATTTTACAAAAGATATACAGTATGTATATACTTATTGTACGCAATGCAAAGATAAGGGAGCAAATATACAAAAACAATACAAATAAAAGGGTAAAAAAAATGAAAGAAAATCAAGAGAACGAAATGTTCAGAGACAACCTAAAAACAATCAGTGAATTTTTGGCACAGAAACAAAAACTAAGTGAATTGGCTTCTCAGGCTAAAACATCACTTACCACTGTTTACGAAACTTTTAAAGTCGAAAGTTTTGAGCTTTTAGCAGGGAAGAAATTAGACGTATATCAAAAAGCAATTGAAATGGTAAAACAAATCAAGTCGCTTCCACAACAGGCCAACGAAGCCATTAAATAATGCAGCTATGATCGCAACTCAGTTATCCCGATCCGAATTTGAAATAGCCGAACGCATCGCGCTGGGCGAATCGAAAAAAGAAGTGGCCAACAAAACCCACCGAAGTATTTACACGGTAGAAACCACCGTAAAAAACATCTACGAAAAGTTAGGTTTTAGCAAGCTTTCCGATTTGGTGCTATGGTATTGCGGTCAGGCATTCGACATCAGTTTTCAAATTACCGAACGGAAACGCCAGGTATTTGCAATCATGCTGCTTTTTCTTGTAGTTTTCGATATGGCAGCTTCTCCAAACGATGTGCTTCGGGCAAAGAGATCCAGAGCGCGAAAAGTAAAATCTAAAACTGAATACTTATACGGACTAGACAACGATTAAAGGCTTACCCGAAGCGTCGGGAAGTATCGAATACACTTTTACATATATAAAAAACATCTCTCACTCTCTCTAAAAATCTGAATACAATGTACACAACCGAACAATTTGAAAAAGCACTACTGGAACAAGAAGTTTCTATTGACAATATTAGTGCTCCAAAAGGAGTCGTTGAAAATGCTGAAGGATACGTTGGAAAAATACGACTATTCTGGAATGCTAAAGGCAAATGTTTTTACTACGGAACTCCTGTTCCAGGTTATGATCTTGAACTATGCGAATAGATATGGAATTTACCGAAAGCGAAGCGGTAACAATGCTACGAAACGTCGGACTTGACGTTCAACCCGAAAACGGGCATCTAGAATCTGAAACTATGCTCAGTAAGGTTTGGATGGTAACTAATCCACACAACGGCGAAAAACAACCCATGTGGCCACTATTTTACAAATACATATCTACTAAAAAAGCAGAACTTTTTCTTAATCCCGGACGACTCGAAATTTTAAACTTATTTGACCGATGAACGAACAACTTTTCCTGAAAAATGAACGTGATAATCACTTCGTATATTTTGATTTAAAATCATTTCAATTCATTCTGGTAGAATTAAACTCGGTAGAACACGCATGCTCTAATATTCTTCTAAGTTCCAAAATTCAGGTTCAAAATTTTGGAGTATCACGTTCAGCATTTACTTCTACACTTCGCAGCTTCGAGCGTAATATGGTCGAATCAAATAAAGAAGAATTCACCGAAGCATATAATCAGGCAACCGAAATTTTAAACACTTTAGAAATATAGCACTATGGAAAATCAAACTCTCAAACCTCTGTGGGATTCATACTCCCAATCAATGAATCAACTATCGGGTATGATCAATGAAATAAACGAAGGGATTACCGATACGAGAACTGCTAAGGCATTTCAAAAACTAGTAAAGCACTTTGGATTAGTAGTGAACCAATACAACGAGATTGATAAGCAAATAGATCCTATTGCACCCATTCCCGTAAAGATGCCATTCGAAGGAACTGAATTCCAAGAAGCATGGAACTTTTATAAAGAAGCATTAACTGAAAAATACGGAATTTATCTAGTCAGCAGACAAGAAGTTACAAGACTTCGCCGGTTGAAAACAATGTCTGGAAACAACCTACAACGCGCACTGGCAATGCTTGATCTTTTTATCGATAGCGGTTCAAAGTCTGTTTTTAAGCCGTCTGATAAACAACTTAATGGTGACGAGCCAACAGCATCAGCTGAAGCAATTACAAGTAGTATTTCTAACGCTAAAAGTGAACAGCTATGATCAGTAAACGAGAATGTAGCTGCATGAAATGGACATTATTTGCGGTTTTAGCTATCGTATTTTCGCTCATACTTAATTGGACACTGCATAACATACACCCCGACAAGGAAACCCGCACTGAAAGCGTTCAGGCGGTGGGAGAGTAAGACTCCCATTCAAAACGGAAAATTGGAAAAGGAGTGAAACGGGACAATAAACAAAAACAAAGTATTGCTGATATAATCTTTGATAGTGATTGCCCAAAGTCTCGGGGCGGTAACTCGGTTGCACACTTCTTTTCCTTTTTTTTCTATACTCAAAACTATTAATTACTAAAATATAACTGATTATGATTAAAGTATTGAATTACGATTATTGCAGTGGTGATGCTGATTGTAAACTGCAATTAGATACCGATAAATTTACCAAAGAAGATGCTCAAATATTGCTCGATTTCTTTGATTGGGATTACGACGAAGATGCAGATCCGGTTTATGAATACATGAAAAAAGTCGCAATGCAGTGTATCGAAATTGCAACTTCTGAAAGATGTAATGCTAAAGGCGTAATTTCTGAAATTAAACAGATGGAAGGTTGGCCTTATTTGGATGGTACAAATGGAATTACTTTGCTAGATGTAAGTAGATATGAATTTTTAGATGATTTTCTTGAACTTAAAGAAGAATAATCATGATACTCGGATATAAAAAACAGTTTCCGTGGGGTACGTCTACCGACTTCAAGCGTAAAATTTTAGTAGGGGTTAAAGAGCATACAATGCGCGAAGATATACATGATCGTTGGCATGAAGGTCGAAAGATTAATCACTGCCATGGAGTAAGAACAAAAATCTTTGACAATTTCCTTAATAACGAATGCACCGGTACTCAACGTATTTATATTGGTAAAACAAGTACTAAAGACTTAAATTCATTTTGGAGATATAATGGGTATAAATACGGTGTAATAATAGATAATAAGAGATTAGCTGTACATGAAATGATATCATTAGCTTATAAAGATGGATTTGATAGCATAGATGATTTTTTACAATGGTTTCAAAACGGATTTAAAGGTAAAATTATTCACTGGACACCCCTAAGATATTAACCCCATGCAAGATCAAACAATAAACGTCACTCCCGACCAAAATACGGTAATTACAGATGAAGCAATCTATACGTTCGAAGTGTCAAAACTAATGCTGTGTTGCCACTTATGCGCTTTCGAAAGAAAAGAAACTCTTTGTATGAACGAAAAAGTACATTGCTTACCCGATTACCGTACCGATGGCCGTCGTGGATATTACAAACTGAAAGTATAATCACCACCCATGCGTAAACAATCACCCACATATCAACTGCAGCTCGATCTTTTTGCCACCGGTACCCGAACGGTACTGAAGGTAAAAAAATCGAGACCGGCGGAACGCTGCAAAGATTCCTCCGGCCGGTATGTGAGTGAAATACAATTGCCGTCGCACGATGTGTTTCTAGAAACCGAAAAACGCAAGACCGAAAGCCAGGCTACGATGATACGATTGCTTACCGAGGAAGTGATGCAGCTACGCGCAGAGGTCAAAAAACTAAAAGGTCATGGATAACGCTACCGCCCGCGATGTGCTGGCCGTAGATACGCAAATCGACTCCATACGCCGATACCTGCACTATAAACACATGCCACCACTGATACGCACCATTCTCGAAACCGAAATCCAACGATTAACCGAAACAAAACTAAGGATATATGTCAGTTCTCAATTTCGAAAATCTTACACCAATACAGCAGAAAGTATTAAAAGTATGTCCTACTTATCAAAAATTTCTGGAACAAAATAAACCCGATTTTCTACTGGTAACATTCTCCGGAGTAACCACCATAGAGCAAAGCATTGAACGACACCGAATGCAAATATCAGATTTAGAAATTGTGTATCCGGATGCACAAAATACATCGGAAGATTACTTCAAGAAATGGCTTATGCGACTAAATAGTATTCTGAACATACAAAAACCGCTTACCGAAATCGACACCGTAGCCTACATGCTATACAGCGGATATCGGCACCTGTATTTATCCGATCTTAAACTGATACTCGAAAAGCTGATACGTGGCGAATACGGACAGTTCTACGCCACGGTAGATGCACAACGCATTATGCAAGGATTCATTCTTTACGATAAGGAACGTAATAAATTTATAACCCAAAAACAACAGGAGTCGAAAGCATTTGACAATAAACCGGGCGAACAAACCGAATTGGATATTTACTTGAAACAGGTAAGTACAAAAATAATAGACGAAGTAGGTCACTTAATGAGAACTCAATTTAAACATTTGCGACCACTTGAAATACTTTCAAAACAAGCTTCGCTAATTACCGAGCGATGCAACAAAGAACTACCCATTGCACGAGCAGAATTTTTAAAAAGACAACAACAAACAATAACAACATAAATTTATACAATATGAAAACAAAACAAATTGATTTATTTACTCCATCAAATATTACCGATAGATTTAGTATGGCAGTTTCAGATATGAAGCTTGGTAGAAAAGTAACGGTTTTAGATAGGCAGTCAAATAAAAAGAAAAAAGTGGCAATAAAAAGTATTAACTGTGATGGAACTATTACCGTTGGACTTTCTAAATGCGAAAATTATCATTTGACTGAAGTTCTATTCCCAAAACGATATTTCAAACAAGTAATTAGTCGATAGCACTACAGTCACCCGACTAATAAAAGAATTCAACTTTGAACTGCAATCAGAAATCAGATAAATAATGGCACAACTTACAGCTCCCGCGAAAAAAGATACTCAAAAATCGCTATTCGATGATAAAATTCAATACGTCGCTTCATTTCTTCTTGAGCATTACGATATTCAGATATCGGTTCAGGACCCATCAAAAAAATACATTGTATGCAAAGATACCGATCGCAAAGGAATAGAACCGAAGTTCAGCGAGATATCGCTTCATCTCGCAGCGCATGGCATAACAGTGGGCGACGCCACACTCCGAAAAATCATGTGTTCCCCCTACTATATACCGCACATCGACCCGATAAAACTGTACTTCGACGGTATACGCGGAAAATGGAACGGAACTTCGCAACTGGATCTATTGATGTCGCACATCACCGTTCGCGCTTTCGAAGATAAAACAGATGAAGAATACATCACTCGCGCACGTAACCTGATGCGTAAATGGATGGTAGCAAACGTAGCCATGTGGCTTACAAAGTTTTCAAATGATATAATGCTTGTATTAGTACAAGGTGCAGGAGGATCGGGTAAAACATATCTCACCCGTTGGCTATTACCGGAATCGTTGCAAGATTACTATATCGAATCGAGCAACAATCCAAAGAACTTCGACATAGAAGATGCATATACCCGGTTTATGTTGGTCAATTACGAGGAAACAATCGGAATCAATAAATCAACAATTACTACATGGAAGAAAGTTCAAACAGCAGATTCAATATCAATAAAAGAACGAGGTGAATTAAGAGCTTCAAATAAAAAAAGATTAGGTGCAGGAATCATGTCTACCAACCTTAACCCCGAAAATGGCGGGTTCATAATGCCATACTACGATAGCGATACCCGACGCGTAGGAACAATTGAAATTCTGGACATTGACCAAAACTACTCCACCGTAGTAGACCGCGATCAGTTGTGGGCCGAAATGCTTACCCTATTCGAATCGAGCAATTTTGAGTATCGTTTTTATAAACCGGACTACGACGAACTGAACGCCTACAACGAACGCTACAAGCAATATACAAATGAAATGCGTATCATGCAGAAAACAGTTCGTAAACCCGAAGGCGATGAACCGGGCGAACTACTAACCCCGTCGCAAATCCTCGAACGCTTGCCGGCACTCAAGCGCGTAACGTCGGACGATATGAAAAACATATCACCGCAGACCATCGGTAAAGCCCTCAACGCGCTCGGCTATCATACTAAGTCATTCAGATCACCGGCATTTAATATGCAATCTGTAAAAGCATATCAAATTGTATTTAGAACGAATGACGAAATAACTAATAAAAAAGAAGGAGAATAGCCGTCGTAACCGTCACCAAAGTCACCCGAAAATATTGCTCACCAATAAAAACCCAATAATATGCAAAAAAGTAAAAACACTCCATTGAAATCGGAACTTAGACAACCGATGCCTGAAACCCGTCGTCAACGTCGCTTCATGAAGCGCAAAGAAGATCAATACTTCGCGCTAAAAGCATACGAAGTAAATGTATTCGACGAAACAGAACAATTCTGGGTAATAGCCATTCACACCGATCACGTAAAAGAATTACTCCTGCAGTGCCCCGAAGAAATAAATCCTGAAGATATCGGAATGATTACAATGCTTAACTACGAAGATATGAAAGCGATTACCATATCAGCCGATGAAGATCAGGAACTACCTGAAACGAACCTATACGAAGTGTTTGGAAAATACTTTGGTTCTGGCGAAATAATATGCTCAACCATGTGGGAAGATTAAAACGAAATAGCCATGACATTTACCCACCTCACACCATACCGAACCGCCAACGGCGATGTAATTACAGCGAAAGCATTAGTAACCGTACACGGAACACAGCACCTAGAGTGCTACGAAAACAGCGATAAACATAACCCCGAAACAATTACCCCAATAACACCTGAAGAATACCAGGTGTATATGGAAAACGATTTAGAATAGCCATGCAAGTAAACCCAAACATACTCCTGATAGTTATTGATAGCTTTTGCGGTGGTGGTGGTACAACAACCGGATTTCACCGCGCACAGATCAACGGCGAAAACATAGCCAAAGTAGTGATCGGTATTAATCACGATGCTATGGCCATTGCCAGTCATGCAGCCAATCACCCGGACACTGTACATTTTGTCGAAGATTTTACCACGCTGGATCCACACCGCTTAGTCGATATCGTAGCAGCTGCAAAGCTTCGCTACCCCAATGCCAAAGTGCTGTTCTGGGCTTCGGCCGAATGTACGCACCACAGCAAAGCCAAAGGCGGACTTCCCCGCGATGCTGATAGTCGTTCATTACCCGAACATATCGAACGCTATGTTTCCGTTTTGGATCCCGACATTATAGGAGTTGAAAACGTAATCGAATTTATCGACTGGGGTCCACTCAGTGAAGCCGGTAAACCTATCAAAGAACAAAAGGGTGTGTATTATAATACCTGGCGCGATAACCTGCTGAAATATGGCTACACGTACGACTATCAGAAACTAAACGCTGCCGATTATGGCGCATATACTTCACGCAGTCGCTATTTCGGATTGTTCGCCAAAGATGATGTGCACATACGTTTCCCCGAACAAACGCACTCCAAAACCGGTGCTGATGGGTTCGAAAAATGGAAAGCCGTAAAAGACGTGCTTCAACTTGACGTAGAAGGTGAAAGCATTTTCAACCGGAAGAAACCATTAGTCGACGCAACGCTCGAACGTATTTTAAACGGGGTTATCCGCTTCGTTTTAGGTGGAACAAATGATTTCCTTATCAAATGGAATTCGATGCAATCCAACGGAAAGTATAAGGCTCCAAGCGTGGACGAACCTTCGCCAACCGTCACTACTCAAAATAGACTAGGATTAGTAAAATGTTCATTCCTGCAGGTAGCATACAGCGGTGCACCATGGTCGAAAAATTTAAGCGTAAACCGTCCGGCCAGAACCATTACAACAGTAGATCACCACCAAATGATAACGGCCTATTATGGGAATGGATATAACTCTGATGTTTCCTCACCTTTAGGAACGGTAACCACTAAAGATCGCTTCGCCCTGGTTACTTCAAAGTTTATTGATGAGCAATACGGAAACAGTAAAGCTGCCAGTATCGACAGACCGTGCGGAACATTACTCACTAACCCGAAACAACGCCTTGTAAGCGCACAATGGCTACTGAATCCACAATTCAACAATAAAGGCGCAAGCATTGAAAAACCATGCTTTACACTTATTGCCCGAATGGACAAAATGCCTCCGTATTTGATGCAAGCCAATCACGGACACAGTAAGATCCGGATAAACGAAACGGATACCGAAACAATGATCAAGCTAAAGAACCTATGCAACGAGTATGGCATTACCGACATATTTATGCGCATGCTCTTTATCGACGAACTGAAGCGAATAATGGGTTTCGGTGACGACTATATTCTGAAAGGAACGAAAGCCGAACAAAAGAAATTTATCGGTAACGCAGTAGAGTGCACCCAATCACAAGTAAATGCTGAAGCGGTGGCAATGAGTATTTATCAATCCCTTTTAAAACAAGCAATATAAATAAACTATTATGGAAACAAATAATGAAAAAATGGTCGAAATTACAACGAATGGAGAAACTATTCATGTAAGCAAAATGATTTTTCACTTTATCGAATTTTTAAAATCACATGGCGATGATATATCGGATATTTCTATGATTATTAATGAATTTCAATCATTCATAGATTACTGGGAAGATTTCAAAAAAAGCAAAAAAGATTCTTCATATAATAATAAGCACTTACAAAGATTCAATCTATTTCATACTATTAAGCCTAAAACCGAATACGCGCACCAACAGGAGTTCAAAAGCGGAAAAGCAATGCTATATCCTATTTACAGGATTTCAAACGGCACAGTTTACTCAATGGCTCCAGGTGGAAATTATCCGCTTAAAGACTGTATTCTTTATTTTGGTGACGGTACTACGATTGAGCCTTTTAAATAATAACTAATATGAAATCAACACATTTACTTCCGTTCGAAGTTGCCAATCATCCCATACATGGAGCATTATTCCGAATCGGCACATGCGAAGGAATATGGGGAAGTACTGAAGATTGCTACTACATTCTATCCATTGTAAATAAAGATCCCGGAAACGGGCATTTAAACGATGTATTTGAGTGGTTCGAAAACTCCTGCAGGCGGGACAATAAAAATCTGATCATGCTTGAGTGTATAAATAGCGATTTTGCAGTTCACCTGGTAACGAAACGAGACTTTTGTATGATGGCTAGAAGTATTAATGTGATCAAGATATTCAACAAACAAGCCTACGATCAACTAAAAGTCACCGGTAATAGAATGATACGACCCAAAACGCTAACATGCTACTGATATGAAAACAACCCTACTTAAATTTTGCCGTAAGCATATCTATTTATACTACGGCTGCTGGGTAATAAAACCCGGTACAGGATTAATAGCCACACTTCTTTGCTTACTTATCATCAACGAAGCCAATAACCGAATGTACGAATGAATAGCAAAAAAAACGACATGAAAGAAATAATCGAAAATACAGGATATAGTTATAGCGGAGTATCTGATTTACTTCGTGAACAACCCGAACGCAAATTAGAATTTTTGGAATGCGTAAATGATGAATTCAAAAGAATTTCAAAATTGATTGATGATAAAGAACGCGAATTGATAATACTGAAAGCTGATAAGATGCTGCATGCTCAATGCTTTGTTTATGCTGCACAAGTTTTATCCGATGACAAGAAAACGCTCACATTTCAGCACGGAGATAATTTGGTAATGTTCAAAACAATTGATGATACTAATTATCAATACCAAGAAGTAAACATAAATGTAAAATAAATGGAACCTAAAATCGATAAATTAAAACTAACCGGCAGAAGCGATATTAATCAACGTAGAAAATTAGATTTCTATCCAACTCCACCAGAGGCGACAATTGCCTTAATGAATTTTCTAAATCTAAAGCCTTGTACAATATGGGAACCTGCATGTGGTGAAATGCATATGGCAAATGTAATTAAAGACTATGGTCACAATGTAATTTCAACAGATATCCTCACAGGAGATGATTATTTGAATACGCAAAAACAAGTCGATTGCATAATAACTAACCCTCCATTTTGTTTAGCAGATCAATTCATTTTAAAAGCAATTAATGAGGCTAATTTGGTTGCAATGCTTTTGAAAAGTCAATACTGGCATGCAAAGAAGCGATTTAATCTGTACAATGATAATTTACCGGCCTACATATTACCACTAACCTGGCGCCCTGATTTTATGTTCAAAGAAAAAGGAGGTTCCCCAACGATGGAAGTTTGCTGGACAGTATGGATAAAAGGTAATAATCAATGTAAGTATATCCCTTTAGAAAAACCATGAAAACCCCAATAACCTATTACGGAGGCAAGCAAGGTCTGGCCGACGAGATAATAAAAATGATACCGGCTCACAAAATCTATTGTGAGCCGTTTTTCGGAGGCGGTGCCGTATTCTTCAGGAAACCGAAGTCGTACCTCGAAGTGATCAACGATATCGATGATCGGCTTATCAACTTCTACCAGGTAGCGCAAACCCATTTCGTGCAGCTGCACGCATTGGTTCAGCAAACCTTCAACAGCGAACGCCAGTACCTGGTTGCAAAAGATATTTGGAACGATCGCCTGCCGGCAAGTAAGGTGGAGCAAGCGTGGGCTGTGTGGTTGATTACCAACGGCAGTTTCGCCGGTTCAATGCACGGCGGGTGGAAATGGTCGAACGGAACATCCGGAAGCCACACGGGCGTTTATATGCAGAATAAGCGGAATAGTTTCAGCACCGAACTTTACGATAGATTACAAACCGTTCAGATAACCTGCAGAGATGCTATCAAAGTAATCAGTGAACGCGATACACCGGAAACAATTTTTTATATCGATCCACCGTATCCCGGAAGCTACCAAGGTCACTATACCGGGTATACACACGCCGATCTGTACGAATTACTCCAGGCACTGGCCGTGATCAAAGGAAAGTTCATTCTATCCAACTACTGGAGTCAAACATTACGCTACCACATTCACCGGTACGGTTGGCAGTATAAAACGATCGAGGTAATCATAAAGACGTCGAACCTGGGCGTATGCGACGGAGCAAAGCCCAAAACCCGCACCGAAATACTGGTATGGAACTTTGCGCAACCAAAAGACTTGTTCTCGTAGAATATACTACAAACATACGAAATAAGTACAAGACACATATAGCATTACCCGATTATTTGCAAACTATTTTCAAACGAAAATACCCCAACCAACTCCCCACACAGGACCTGTATTGCACCCCACTCACAGCACATCATCAATACAGGTTCTGTTTTCACTTTACTGACTGTTCAGCACCGAACTCCTATACATATTATATATATTAATAAAAAATTATATTTTTAATTATATAAATTTTACTCTAACACGAACATATTTATAGCTTAGTTTACCTACCACATACCACAACAGTACTTAACTAACAGATAATCAGTACTAAAAATGTGGTATCTACGCATAAAAATGCATACTTACCACTACAAACTACAACCTACCACGCATACAGCCTACCACATAACCTACCACACAAAACACATTGTACTACAGCATGTTATATGCTTGTGGTATGTGGTAGGTAAACTTTTACATCAATGAAAAAAAACGAATAAAAAAAACGGCCGAAAATTCGGATTTTTATCAACAAAAAACACCAAAAAAATGCAATTTTGTGCAAAAAAATATGTTTAAAAGTTTGATAATTAGCGAATTAAATATTATCTTTACCTTTAAAAAGCTATTTTTTACTGACCAATACTACTACATTAACTAACTCCTCAAAATTTTATGCGTATGAATACTACCGACACCTTTCGCCCGATATTGGTTTTCGAATTAAAAGAAAAATATGTACTTTTCATCAAGTATTTGTTTGGAATGGACGAACACGGAAATGTAGTTATCAATCTCGATCACCCGGTTGGTAAACTCATCAATTCGATGTGGATCATTTCAGATCGACCTGTGAACATACAGCACAAAAATCCGGTTTCGGTTTCCCTACCGGTGACGGCCACGTCGCACTACAAAGTACGATATAGCAATATCCATATTCCGAAATGGAAACAGGAACAATTGCAACAGGCCATCGCCTTTTATTACGAAATTACGATGCGTGAATTTTTTGTGATCGGGTACGAAAAAAACTATGGTCGCGATAAGATCATCGACGCCGTTTTGAGGGAGCTAAATCAGGACAAATATTTCTTCACTTTCGACATGATTGCGAAGTTTGATTACCGCAATCGTGTGAAAATATGTGAAAATATGCGCTTTGAGATAAATCGCAATCGTAAACAATTGAAAGTCAGAGAATAAAAAATATTTAATTGATTTGTCCTAAAAATCAGCGTTTTAGATTAAAAATTTAATACATTTGTCCGTTAAAGTTAATAGAAAAACCATGAAAAAGTATAACATTTGTAGCTTCTTAGACTACATTCATCTATCAGATGTTTTATCGGATATCGACGGTGAAATAATCACCCGACCCGATGTAGTTTGGACACGTATTTCGGCTAAAAATAAGATAGCGTTCAACACCGACCCCGAAAACACCGATGCGGGTACAATTCTTAAACAAGTGGTAAGCCTTCCGGCCGACGTGGAAGAATCCTCTTCGCTTCTTAATTCGAAACGATATTATATCATCCGGCTTACTATTGATGACGAAATAGTAACCGTTGGATCCACCGAATATCCGGCCGTAAAAACATATTCCGATAATAAAATTCGCTCCACCATCACTTTCACGCGCCTTTCTCCTTTATAATTTGTCATTTCCGACATATTATTTTATGGCTAACATTGCATTATAAATTTATAGTGCAATGCGAAACCTACTCACCGAACTTACCTCATCACCACTTCTTTTATCCGAATCGGGTATAAATGAAGTTGAACTTCTTGTTTCCCGACTTATTTCTTCTTCCCGGTACGCTGGCGATAAAAGTGTAAAACCTACTATTGTAAAGCTGCACCCAAATATGATCTGTTCTGATTGTATGGACGGTGGCGATGATAACGGACCATTTGCCGGTTACGAAGATGGATCGGTAGTTATTCTACCCATTATCGGTATGATGATGAAATATTCGGGTATCGATTGGGACGAATATCGTTACGTTATCGGTATGGACTCTATCGCCAACCTGATACGCGAAGCCGATAAGGCTACCAATATTGCAGGTACCGTTTTACTTTTCAACACACCAGGCGGAACAACCGACTCCATTTACCAACTCGAAGATGCAATGCGTAACCGTACAAAACCATCAATCGGACTTATCGACGGTATGTGCGAATCGGGTGGGGCATACGTTGCATCGTTTTGCGATAAAACATTTGCAACCAATCGCATGTGCAAGTGGGGTTCTGTTGGCACATTCGCGCAACTTATCGATCAAACAAAGATGCTCGAAAACGTGGGTATAAAAATTATATCCGTGTATCCACCCGAATCGAGTTTCAAGAATCTTACCTATCGTAAAGCATTGGAAGGCGATCAGAAACCAATGATCGAAGAATCGCTCACACCATTTGCAATCCATTTTCAAAATATAATCAAAGAAGGTCGACCAAAAATTGATCAATCGGTAGAAGGTATTTTGGAAGGGCGCGAATTTTACGCCTACGATGCAATTACTCACAAGGCTATAGACGGACTTATGAACCTAGACCAAGCAATTGCCGAAGTTCAAACCATAGCAAACACAAACAAACAAATTTACTCACAATTAAAATTTTAAAAAAGTATGAAAAAGTGGCAAAAACGTTTTATGGCGTTGATTGTAGCTCTTGGTTACTCTGAACAGGTTAAGGCAGGAACTTTGACTGCAGACGAGCAAAAGCTCATTTTCGCTAAGTATGAGGAAACTCATAACATCTCATTTGAAGCCGACAAAGCGTTGGACGAACCTGCAGAACTGGAAGAAAATCTGTTATCAGCTGATCAGCTTTCAGAAATCGCACTCCTGATGGACAAAAAACCGGAACAACTTCCGAAAGGCAAAAAAGAAGTGATCGAAAATCTTATCGAAAACGGTAAAGATCAAAAAAAGAAAATCGCAATTCTTTCTGGTGAACCTGAAGAATTTGAACCAAAAAAAGTGAACATGAAAGAAAATGGCGCTCGTATGTTAGCAACTGTATTGGGACATACTCCACACAGTGCTACTCACTTGTTTGGTATTGAAGCTGATGTATTCGCAAAATCAAAATGGTACAACCAATTGATGATTTCGGGTGCAGTGAATGAAAACCTTACCGAAGCTGATGAAAGAATTCTGAAAGCTGACTTAGGTACGTTTGCTAAAAGCTTTACCGAACGTTTCCGCGAATTGCGTAGTACGAATCAAATTCATTCGTTAGATTATCAACAAATGATTTCTGGTAACGGTAGCGTTGATTATTCAAGCCTATCCGATACAGTTGCAGGATTGGGCGGTGAATATGTAGTTCGTCGTAACGATTTGATCATTGCTTATTTGCGCACTATTCCTACCGTTTCGGATATTTTCCCGGTAACTTCAAACGTTCAAAACAAAGAAATTGCTCCAACAGTTTCGTTTGGTGAACTTTCACAAGGATATCGCAAAGGCCGTCACTTTAAAGGAAACGCCAAATTTGCTGCTGAAATCTACAAAGTAGACGATGTAATGTTCAAATTCGAGTTTACCGATATGATCGATCTTGAAAAACAGTACATCGGTTATGTAAATAAAAACGAAGGTTCTGCCATTGTAAAATGGACATTTATCGAATGGTTGCTAATTTACTTTAGCACAGGTTTGATCAACGAACAAAACTTGCGTCGTGTAGAAGGTGTACGTGTTCCTCAACAAAATGTTGCTTCAAACCCATTCCTTTTGGGTGCTGATGGTGTTATTCGCGCTATCGAACGCGTGGAAGAAGAATTGAAAGTACTTCCTTTCTCTGATTTGAAAGTGTACACAAATTCTTCAATGTTGGATTATGCTACTGATTTATTCAATCGCATAACTGCCATTGTTCCATCTACTGCAGGACTTCAGATTTATGCAAATTTGAAGCACAAACCTTGGTACATTAAATTATGGGCTGCTGAATACGGTCAATATACAGGTGCGCTTGTAAACGCAGCTCAATTGCCTGATATGCACCCCGATAAAATTGTTTGGGTTCCAAACATGTCGAACAATAATTACAAGATGTGGGTAACTACACCGGGTAACGTTGGTAACGACGAAGATAAGCCGGGCGAAATGCTTGCATTCGTATTTACAAACGAGTTCGAAAGTATTTTGGCCAACTCACGTTGGAAAGAAGGTGGTCGCGTAGGTGCAGCTGGAGTAAAATACAAAACGCTTGCCGAATTGGTAGCTTCAGAGCGCAAAATGCAGTGGTTGTTTACGAACAATCCAGCTACAACCTTGGCACTTGGTGCAACTGTTTCATTTGCTGCTAACAGCTTATTCGAAATCACCGGTGGTGATGCCAATGGCGTTACTACAGTGAATGGAGTGGACGAAAGCAAAGTGTACAAATTGGTTGCTACCGATGCGTTTGCTACTACCCTGTTGAAAAAAATAGGTGCATTCAGCAAAATTACTGCTGATTTCGATCCGGCTGCTGCAGGCGATTATATCAAAGTATATGCAGAATTGGAGGACTATACAGAAGAAATCGAAGGAGAAACTGTTACTCTTACCCGCAAAACCGGTAAGTTCCTTGAACTTGAACGCAAAGTTACAGCGTGATCAATAACATAATAATTCAGGTGGTTTCGGCCACCTGATATTTATTCACCTTAAAAAAATTAAATAATATGTTATTAGATGTTCTGAAAAATAATAATACTGCCGAAAAAAGCACTTCGATTAAGTTCCGTGTTTACCCGGCATTGTTGACTGATGTTGATATTGACAACTTCCCTAAAGCTGTCAATGCTACCATTTCAACCAATGTATTGCTAGCCGGTAAAACGCATGGTTACATTGATTGTCGTGTCAACTCAGTGAAACCTTCAACCGCTCCTGGTGCTTCACCATTCGACGGAAAACAAACCGTTGATCTTATTCTTGATGGAATAAGCAAATCAACGCTGCAGTACGTTTACGACAATTTAGGTCGTGAAGTCATTTTGATTTGGGAGCGTTGTTCCGATGGTCAAAAATTCATTGCAGGTTCTCCATGCTCAAGCGGTTTGACTATCAAATTAAAATCAATTGGAGATGTGAATAACATTTCGGGAATCGAACTTTCGTTGGAAGGTGGAGATTGCCCTGAACCATTCTGGTTTTACGATGGTCCTATCATTCGTACTGCTCCTACTGCTGTTGCATTAGCTGCAGGAACTACGTTTGCGCTCGGTACAGGCGTTCAATACACCTTGACCGATAATGCAGCTGCCAAATCATTGACCGATATTACAGCCGTTACCGATGGTGATGTAGGCCGTATCGTGGAATTGATTGGAGCGGGTGTAGCTCATCCTACACTTATCGAAACATCAGCGGTGTTTATTCTCAAAGCAGGCCTTTCATTCTCTGCATCTGTAGGAAATTCAATTTTCTTCCAGATCACGAAAACAGATACCGGTTATGCATTCTTCGAGGTAGATCGCAGATAATAAACTGAATGTAAAAACAACCATAAAAGCGAGGCGGGTTTACTCGTTTCGCTTTTTTTAATTCAAAAAAACAAGTATGAAAAAAGTACTAACAATATCCGAGCGTGGCGAACTGGCACAACAGCTTCAACACAAAGATCATTTCTATACAGACATTAAACTCTACAACGAGTTTTTACCCGGTTCAAAACTTTCGTCGCAGTTAGCGAAAGCAAACGAACACAACATGCCAGCGCTTCACAGCCGTATGCTGTACGATTTACTTACAAAAGTAGATCCAGAAGATGTGTTGAAAAATCGGGGTATATTTGTTGACGAAACCAATGTTGATGATACTAAGATTGACGAAACCAAAGTTGATGATACTGATGTTGATGAAACTAATGTTGATGAAACTAAAGTTGACGAAACAAAAGTTGATGAAACTAAGGTTGACGAAACAAAAGTTGACGAAATAAAAGTTGACGACACTAATGTTGACGAAACAAAAGTTGATGAAACTAAGGTTGATGAAACTAAGGTTGATGAAACTATAGTTGACGAAACAAAAGTTGATGATACTAAGGTTGATGAAACTAAGGTCGACGAAGTCACCAACGTCCCTACTACTGAAGAAACGAAAGAAGTTGCTCCAGTCGTAGAAGATGAAAAAAAAAGCGTCAAAAAAGCGACGAATTCCCCCAAATAGCCTGGTCGAATAATACCGATCTAGATATTCAAACATGCATTCTCCTGTATGACGAGAGGGTTAACACCTATCATCGCATGCAGGAGATTGATGCATCTATAGACGAGCATCCCGAACTCGCTAAGGAAATGGTACAGCTCGATATCCGTAACCAATCCGCCCACCGTGAGCTACAATCCTACAACGATACTTGCGCATTCCTATGCGTTCACAGCCTCGCCACCGCCCGCAAATTTTCAAACGACCAATACTCCGAACTAGCAGCTTTAAAGGCTGAGAACCCCACCGAGTTTCTAAATCAGGTAACAAACATAATCCAGAACATTCGCCGTATCGAAAGCCAACTCCGTACTAAAAAATACAAGTCGGACAAAGAGCGCGAAAACTGGGAGCTCAACCTGTCAAATGCCAAAGTTCGCCACGATATTTTAAAGCAACTTCTCCAATGATTAGCTTTTAGAATTTTCGGTGAAATACACGGTTTCACTTCAAAAAATATCAGATTCGGGGCATCTGATATTTTTTTTATGCTTAATAGTTTGGTTATCATTTTGTTAATGTTTTGACGCAACAAAATAAAGCATTCTGTGTGTATGTACTTTTCGTTCCGCTGAGATTTCGATTTGTAATGCGAGAATGTGCGAAAAAGGGGATATATGATTGAGCCCTTTGTATCAATACTTTAATGGTATTCGACCATTTACTACAGTGAAATGCCAAAAACATACCCTTTTTGCTTCATAAACTATCGGAATAGTCCTTTAGCGCCTATTTATAGTTGAGTAATTTTGAAGTATACAAGTTCAATTAACCACTATGATACAACATCTACAACGACTACCAACGGAAGTGGTGGAGCGATTCCTTGAGGTACGCGACGCAAAGAAGGTAGGTATACCACCCGCGCTGGCCGAGTATATTCTTCAAGTGAATGAAGCATCCAACCTATTGCGACGTAACCCTTCTATTACTGAGTGCGCGCGTGTGCTTCAAAAGTCTTATCCTATTCTATCTATCTCGACATGTAAGGCACGTATATACGATGCTATCAACTACTTTAATGCTGATTGCTCAGTCACAAGCGAAGCATGGAATATGTTTCATGCTGATACTGCAATGAGATTAATGGAGGTTGCATTAGTAGCTCATAACTTTACTGAAGCAAGAAAGAATAATGAGGATGCATTGGCATGGAGACTGAAGGCATCGGCTAACGCTATCAACCCCGATCGTATTAAGTTCAAGCCTCAGATTGTTTCGGCCGATATGGAACTCGAACGCATGGGTATTAAGAAGAAAGGTATTCTTATTGCTTATGAACGTGGTAAGAATATAATTGCTGCTAGAGATATAAGTAGTAATGATAAGGAAAGGCTTAAAGGTGAACTAACAAGAGAACTTGGTATTGAGGATGCAGATTTTACAGTTGTAAAAGAATAGATAATATGAAAGTACGCAAATACTCACCTGACTATTTTGAAGAAAACTATTTATCTATCGCTCAGATATTAGTTAA